GTTCGTGATTTAGCGGTTGATGTTGTTCTGCCTTATTTGAACTCTATGTACAAAGGTTATCCTTATATATCGGTTGGTGATCCATCAGATAGTCCAAGTGATTCGACGAATAAGTCATGTATGCAGATACTAAAGGAATGTGATATTACAACATCGAAGGCTGTAACTAACGATATCATCCCTCGAATAGATGCGGTGAATCAATACTTATCAAAGATAATAGATGGTAGGGCATCCTTTACGATTTCAAAGGAGAATTGCCCGATACTACGTCAGGGGTTTCTAGGTCGTTATAATTATAAACGGTTGCAAGTTATTGGTGAGGCTAGATTTAGAGATATGCCGGACAAGACGCATCCATACAGTGACATACAAGATTGCCTCCAATATATTTGCCTTGAGTTTTGTAATAAAACAAAGCAAAATATCGCATTAGATAAAGATTTCTTTAAACCTGTGCCTGCTTGGTGTTAATAGGGGATTATTAAATGGATGATTACGTAGAAAGTTTAGATGACAAGAGTTTAACTGAGAGAGAAAAGATTGACCATCTTTCAAATAAGGTTGAGAGATGGTTTTCCTACTTTAAAAGTAATAATGATCATGGAACACAGCTTAAAGAGTTCTTGCTTGGGGCGCAGTGGAAAGATACAGAGACTGAATATTACGCAGCTCATGGCAAACATCCTCTTACCATAAACAAGCTGTATGCTTTCGTCATGCAATTGATTGGTGAAGAAAGGATGGTCTCTCCAAACTTAAAAGTAACGGCAGTCAACTATAATCCTGACGATGAAAAGGAAAGCAAGAAAGGGAATCTAATCGAAGATATCGTCCAGTCTGTTGCATATAACTCTAAAACTAACATCGTATATCAAACGGCATACAAGAATCAGCTTATAATGGGGTACGGTGCTATTTTCTTATACACGGATTACAGGACCGAGAACTCATTCGATCAGGAAATAAGATTGATGGCTGTCGAAGAGCCTGAATCTTGTTATTGGGACCCAAATGCAAAAGAGGTAGATAAATCAGACGGAGAGTATTGCGGTATTATCTCTGGTATGGACAAAGAGGAATTTAAAAAGAAATATCCCGATATTGATATTTCAGATATTGAAAACATAGCAGTAAACGATAATGACAATACGCCTCTTCGATGGCTACAAAACGATAGCATTACTTTTGCTGACCATTACCAAAAGATATGGAAGAAGAAAACAATTGTTAAATTATCTGATGGATCAACTGTTGATAAGGATGACCTTGCTTCTGAGTTAAGAACGAGAAGAGAAGACTTAATGAATAAGCAACAACTACAAATGTTATATTATATATCAAAAGGCATCCAAGTTGATATGACGAACAGTGTAGATAAGATCGAAGTAGAGGATGAGAGAGAATCTTCTTATTGTGTCATCAAGCATTATAGGATGGTTAGGAATCACATCTTAGAAGAGAATGAAATACCGGGTAAATATCTACCATTAGTGTTTGTTGATGGAGATAGTTATTACATTAAAGGTCTTCAGAAGATCCGCCCCTTCATCGAATTTGCTAAAGATGCTCAGAGATTCATTAACTATTGTGCCACTGAGACAATGAATTATATTCGTGGTGGTAGAAAAGAGAAGTTTCTTGCTACGAAAACGCATATTCAAGGTAACGAACAAGCTTGGAAGGGTGTTGATAATGACAACTTATGTTTACCGTATAATCCTGACCCTATGGCTCCGCCTCCTTCTCCGATCCCGACATTAGAAATTCCTCAGACATTATTGCAGCAATACAATCGTGCTGAGAATGATTTATACACAGTTTTAGGACGTTATGAGTCATCGTTAGGGGCGCAGGGACAAGAAGTAAGCCGTGTTGCGATCAATGCGAGTGTAATGCGAGGTAATGTTACGTCCTTTACCTTCCCAGATAATTTAAGACAGGCTCAGACTCAAGTCGGAAGAATAATTTTAGATTGGGTACCTACTGTGTTGGACACTTATCGCACTATTATTATTAATAAGAAGGGTGAAGGTAGTAAGGCTATCGAGATTAACAAGAAAATCGACAAGAACAAATACGAAAACAAGATTGAAAGAGGTGATTACGAAGTTGAGATCATATCTGGAAGTTCGTTTGCGACTGAGAAAGCGGAAGCATATGCTCAGTTGATGGACTTGATTTCCAGAATACCTGCTTTTGGTAATATCATACCTGATCTTGCGGCTGAAAACCTAGATCTAAGCAATACGCCGAAGATTGTTGAGCGTGCAAGGAAGTACTTAATACCTCAAATCGCAATGGAAGAGAGGGGAGAAGAGCCGCCACCGCCAAAACCTGATCCGCAAGAGCAGTTAATGCAGAGCATGGCTCAATCTGAGCAGAAGAAAGCGGATGCAAGTTTAATGTCTGCTCAAGCGAAGATGATGAAAGCTGAATCTGATGCTAGAAATGACTTTTCAGATAATGAAGTCAGGAAGATTGAGGCTGCAGCTGAGATTGGAAAGGCTAAGTTAGAGTATGATACAGCAGAGCTAAAGCATTCATCAGATAGGAACAAAGCGATCGTAGACGCGCTGTAATAGACGAAATAGTTACCAATGTCTATTGCGTGCATAGAAATAGTATGTAAAAATGTATTTGTGGTCTCTCATTTTAATGAAAAGAAACTTGATTACTGAGGGAGACTGCATAGAGATAGAAACCATTAGTTACCGTATACTTTCTTTACCGGTTGTGTTACGGAAAAAATAGCTAATGGGACTATCTCCCCACACGTAAGGGTATTACGGTTCGATAATAATAAATGTGGTTAAAATCACATGCAGGGAATATGTACCTGAATAAATATATAGACAGGAGTTTTTATGCTTGACGAAAATAACATTGATTCAAACGAAATGATTGAATCTGAAAGTGTAGATGATCAAAACATTCCCGAGCCAGAAGTAGAGGTCGAAGCCGAATCTGATGACAACGAAATACAAGATCAAGACACACAATCAGAAGAAAATGAGGACGGAGAATCAAAAGAAGATAGCAAGGATAATGACTATGAAACGGTAGATTGGGTTAAGAAAAGATTAGCTCAGAAGGATAGACAAAATAAGAAACGCTTAAGAGAGAAAGAGCGAGAAATTGAGGCTTTAAGAACTCAGGTTTCAGCTATTTATCAACCGACGCAGCAGGACTATACGCCGCCGCAGGGTCAAATATTTGATCCAGCAACGGGTCAGTATGTCGATGAAGACAGTGTCGAAGGGAAAGTAATACTTAAACTTCAACAGATGCAGCAAGCAGAGGTTCTTAGACAGCAAGCAGCAGCTTCTCAGGCTAAACAAAAATCTCTAGGCTCGAAGATTGAAGAGTTGAAAGATAAATATGATGATTTAGAGGACGTCATGAAGGAGTCCTATCAGAATTTTACAGCTCCGATGACTGAACTTATGTTGAATGATCCTAATACTGTTGAGACCTTATACTATCTTGCTAAGAATAATCCGCAGCGACTTTCGGAAATCTCAAGAATGTCTGAGTTCCAACAGATAAAAGCTATAAATTTCCTAGAATTTCAGAAAGATACTAGCGTTAATCAAAAGTTACGATCTGATGCCCCGAAACCTGTTACTCCTGTGAAACCATCAGCGACAAACTTTGTTGATAAGCATAGCTTCGATGCTATCTATCAGAAACAAAGAGAAGAGCAAAGACGTTTGACTGGTAAGTAATTACCTAATCAAATGTTGATTGATATATTTATATAATTTTATTTATTCAGGAGTTTTAACATGGCTAACACGCTAATTAATAGCACGTTGCTATCTAAAGAAGCAGCTGCTCGTTTTCGATTATTTAATACATTTTACGCTACTGCTAACCACAACTACGACAGTATGTTTACTGACCGTACATATGATGCTGGTGATACCGTAAACATTCGTTTAAGGAACTTTGGTAAAGTTCAACGTGGTGATACTGTAACCGCAGTTGATGTTGTTGAGACATCTTTACCTTTAACCCTACAGAGCTTGTACTCATACCCTGTTACATACACCACAAGTGAACTGTCGACAGAGTTACGAGCCAACACATGGAAAGAACGAGTATTCTTCCCTGGCGT